TAGCTCATCAGTAAATGCTCCTTCTTCTATTGTTTCATAGAATCCCATATATTCACTTCTTGTGTTATACATTGATGCATGACCAACAACCATTTCTTTTCCATCATCTGTTGAATCAATTCTTGTTTCTATATTGTAAATTCTTTTTTCCATATTATTATATTTTTTTATTGATCTGTTATTCATCACTTTTAATAACTCTTCATGTGAATCAAAAGGCATATAAACAACTTCACCATCTAAAGTATGCTCATGATAACCAGAGCCACCTAATCTTTTTGCCTCATTTTCTGCCTCTTCTATTGTATCATAAAAAGGCACTTCAATTCCATCAACTATTATTGTTCCTAATTTTTTTCTGTAACTACTGTTGTCATCCTCAGCTTGTTTTTTAGAATCATATTTACAAGCCCCAGTTTCACCCCACTTCCATTTTCCATTAGCACATTTATTAGCTGGAGGCATCAGTTCCTATTTTTTCAATTGTTGTCATATTCATTTGCATAAAATGTTTATCACCATCTTCAATTTTATTTAAATCTTCTAATGCTCTCACTTCATTAATACTCATCACTCCAGTATTTATCATTTTTGTGTAAAATTCACTTCTATCTTTTATGTTTCCTCTTAGCAATCCACCAACATTAAACTTTACAAATAGCCTTCCAACATCAGATGTTCTAAATAATTTTAGATTCATCTCATTTTCTATTCTTGTTAAATAAGGCAAAAGAGTATAAGTAACAAACTCTTGGCTTTGCATTTCTATATTATTAAAACTTGACTTTGATAAATCGCCAAGCATATGTGGTGGAATGTTCCAAATTCTTGCAATCTCTTCAATTGAGAAAGTTCTTGATGCTAAAAACTGAGCTTGATCTGGTGAAATTCCAACTGGCTTAAATGTTAATCCTTCCTCTAATATTGCCGTTTGATTACTTCCACTAAGTTGAGAATATGTGTTGTTAAATGATTGCCTTAATCTATCAATTGCAGTTTCTGAAAGGCTTCTGTCAGTTGATAAAACACCACTTAATTTTGCTCCATTTTTAAAAAATGTATTTCCATATTCCTCAATGGCCATTCCCCAGCCTATTGCTTTTTTACATTGTGTAATCGGACTTAATCCCTCAATACCATCTGTTGTTAATCCAGTAAAATGCAACACATCATTTGAATCATAAACCTCACCAGTTTCTCCATTCTCATAAAACAACTGATTGTCTTTTTGTATGATAGTCATATCTTCATAATTCATACAATATAATCCAGTTACTCTTGCTAATCTATTTCTTTCAATGTAAACATATGAGTTTCCATTAACACATAAATCCATCATTATCTTTTCAAAAAAAGTAATTTTATTTTGATATGTGTTTGGCTTATATTTTAAAAGAGAGTAAAGAGATTCTTTTACAGCTTCTGTTTTATCACCATTGTTTTCAACTCTATATACAGAAATTGGTAATGATGAAACTGATTCAGTTAATAATCTTATTGCTGCCCAAACAGCTGTGAAAGTTAATGCAGTATCTGGAGAAACATTTGTTCCAGTTCCAAAAGGAGTTGTGTAAGTGATTGATCTTTGTTCAGCATTATTATCTTGAGGAACAAAAACATTTTTAATTCTATCTAATAATCCCAATGTAAAATTTTTATTTTCACAATAATACGACTATAAAAACTTTAAAAAAAATATATTTAGTTATACTTTTTAACAATAATTAAATCATTAAAATGCCTCTTGTATCATAAACACTATCACCACTTTCAGTTGTAAGATGACAACCTAAAGCCATCACTAAACTAACAACTGGATCAACTTTTTCTTTAGATTTATTTTTTGAAATCTTAATGTTTCCAGCTGGATCTTCTTGCAAAGCTACATTGCTTATGCACCAATTCATGCATGGATTATTATTGTGAATAATATTTTTAGAAAGTATTTCAGCCTCTAATGTTTTTGTTGGCATAGACATTGAAACAAATCCTTGTCCAAATGGATCCATGTTAGCTCCATCATTTTGCAAATCAATTACTAATTGTGATGCATTCCATCTGTCATAACATATTGACTGAATACGATATTTTTTAGATAGCTCATTTATCTTAGCTCTAATAAAACTATAATCTGCAACATCACCTGGAGTTGAATAAATATGTTTATCTCTTAACCAAGAAACATAATCAACACCATCTCTTTCGCTTCTTTTCTTTGCATTTTCTTCTGGAATAAAAATATAAGGAATAAAAACAAACTTGCCATCTACATTAAACAGTAATACAAATGATGTTAAATCTCTTGTTGATGCTAAATCTAAACCACCCCAACATTCTTTGCCTTCTAATATTGAGTAATCAAAATCTTGATGACAAGCATCCCACTCACCAGATGTAAGCCATGCACTATGTGAATCAGTCCATTGATTAAGCATTAACCTTCTAAATGTGTTTTGATATGATGGAACATCAACAGCTCTTTGGCTTTCTCTTTCCATGTATTCTTTTCTTAAACTAACACCATAGTTTGGATTTGCTTTTTTCCAAGTAGATTCCAGAGTAATATCATCATCATTTTCAGCTTCATATATTACAGTATAAAATGAATCATCTTTTATAGTTCCTTCATTTACCTTTTTAGCATAAGAATAAATCTCATAACAAATAGATTGCTTATCATAACCAGCTGTTGTAATTGCAATTGTCAATGGCTGCCTTCTTGATCCAGTTGATGTTGTTAGTGTATCCCACAAATCTCTGTTTGGCTGAGTATGTAATTCATCAAAGATTATACAGTTAGCATTAAAGCCATGCTTAGTTTTTGAATCAGAACTAATTGCTTGATAATAATTTCCTTTTGATTCATTGACAATTGAGTTTCTAAACACATTTCCTCTTTCAGATAATTCTGGACTTTGCAAAATCATTCCTTTGGCTATCTCAAAAACTATTCCAGCTTGTTGTCTATCACCAGCAGCGCTATAAACTTCACTTCCTCTTTCCTCATCAGCAAATAACATATACAAACCAATAGCAGCACACAAAGTTGATTTACCATTTTTTCTTGGGACTTCAATAAATACTGTTCTGTATTTTCTGAGATTTGTTTCTTTATTTTTCCAGCCAAATATGTCACCAACAATTTTACTTTGCCACTCTTCTAATTTTAAAGGCTTACCAGTAAGCTCTCCTTTTGTATGTGTTACAAATGTTTCAATAAAACCAATAGCTTTTTTTGCTGCCTTATCATCAAAGAAAAACTTAGTCAAAGTAATTATTTATTTGTGTGTTGTTAGTTGTTAATGGAGCTGAGATGTTGGCTCTTGCAACTGGAGTTAATCCAAATTGTGCTGCTAATTTTAATGCATTATTTAAAGCATCATTTTTCATTTTGACATATGGATTTGCTTGACTTCTAATTATATCACCATTAGTATTTTTAAATATATCCACTCTTCCATTTTTTCTTAGTTCAGATTCACACTCAATATATAAAGCCATTTCATTGCAGTAGCTTTCAATCAATCTAAGATCAATGTGATGCAGCATTTTTAAATTAAATAATTGTGATGTTACTTTGTACCATTCCTCAACTCCAATTGTAGATAGTAGTTCTGGAGCTTCTGGCAACTGACTAACCAAATCAACTTGCATTTCATTTTCAAGAACTCGGCTCTTTTCCAATGTTCCTTGCATTTCTTTCATTGCAGTTGGTAATTTTTTTCTTCCTTTTGCCATTATTTCTTAGTCAATGTTGGCTCAGTTCTAATTAAATTTGGGAATCCTTCAAAACTTTTTTCTTGCTCAACCATGAAATCACCACATTCACATTCTGAATTTTTTGTTCTGACTTTGCCATCAATAATTTGAATAATTGATTTTGACAATTCTTTAGTTTTTTTACAGCTTTTGCAAATAAATTTAAACATAGTTGTTTGGTTTTAGTTTGAACTTAAACTGAATAACCCTAAATGTCCAATTTTACGTGTGTAAACAGTAAAGGCCATCAACGTCTTT